CCATGAGTTAGTAGCATTTAACTCTGACGGGAACAAAGTTAGTTCCAACTAACTCACTCGCGAAAAAGAGGGCAACCGAAGTCACCCTAACGTTTAGGAAGCTGTTCTCTCCCAATCAGTTTTAAGGTCGTGAATATAAATATCACACGACAATGTGGAAGAAGTGAAACTTTCTAATGTCAATGACCTGTTATAAAAATAAACACTACCATCAGTATCAAGATAAACAGGAACTACATACTGACCACCATCAGAACCAATACCACCACCACGAAAAGCAAGTTCATGTCCTAAAGTCTGTTTTGGTCTGCAAAATTCTGGTAACGTACAAATTTTAGTGTACTGCGGACTATTAGAGCCTGGCTTGAAAGCACCCACTAATCTTACATGAACCATATGCGTTCCGAATTCACAGAACGTACCACCACTGTTAGGTACAAACTTAGAGGTCGCATTGATTTTTGCTGAAAAGTTAGCCGATGGAACAAGTTCTTTATAGTCTCCTAATGGAACAGGCGACTGATTAATCATGCAATTTAAAATCCACCTTGCTAAAATATCGGTGTAAGCGGCTGTGTAATGTAAATACTGTTTGTCGGTTTCAGAATAAAAAGTACTCTGCATAATTGATGTCTCTGGTGTAATAACAGGCGCACTTGAAAATCCATCAATAAAAGTCCATCCGTTGATTATAGCGTACTGACTCATATAACGCCAATATGCCGTTTGCGGAATAACCCATCCTGACGGCATACCTCTCTTATTTTTGTACGTACTCATTAGATACACCTGACATTTTGGATTAAGTGTCTGTACTTTTGTTCTTATCTGATGTAGAGCGGTATTTAATGCAGATAAACTTGTCTGATCTCTCACATCATTAATACCACACCATATCCACAGAATATCTGGTTTTACGGTACAGGCTTCGAATCTTGTAGCCTGTTCTGCCATTTTTTCTCCGGACTTAGCATAACTTAATACGGTACAGCCTGTACCCGTCAGCATGGTCTTAAAGCTTTTAACCCAACTTACCGACCTACTCTCATCTGTTAAACTGTCTCCGAGAAGTACAATTTTTTTGTTCTGCATGTCATTTAGATAACTGACTGCTCCGTATGTATCTTTGATAATTTCTTGAAAAACGCCGGCAGTTTCATAATCATGCATAACAATTCTAACGTCTTTCAACACCTGATTCGGAATATCATTAACTTTCGCTTCATAATTAATAACAAAGTCGTTAATCTTCGTATTCTGAGAAGTGAGCGTGTTAGTCATTGTGGTGTTAAAGTCTTTTAACTGCTGTTTAACACTATTGTCAAGAACATTAAAACCGTCCGTCAATTCTTTCATGGTTGAAATCAACCAGTCCAGATTCATTTCGTGAAAATTGGTAAATGGGAACTTATTCCAAAATGCCATATTTATACCCCCTTTAATAAACGCTCAAACAGAACTTATCTCTGAAATCAACTATAATTTTGTTGATGACATTCATTTCAGCTACCATATTCAATCTGCTAGCTGAGTCAAAAAATTTCCCGTAATCTGTGAAAACTTTTGTATGACTTAGACTTTTTTCGTCTTTACCGGTTTCATCGTCTGTATATTTGACAGTATTATTACCGATTGTATTATCAGTTACAACAGAGTGGTCTTTTGGTTTCGCTCCGCTTTCATTGAAACCATATACAGAGTTATCACTGACTACGTTATCCTCATTGTTGTAGGTGGTAGTTCCGTTATGAGAAAGATTTCTTGTCTTTGTTGTATCATCTTTTCCTGTCAATACTTCCTGTGTACTTCCCAGTAAAATGTTACTCACATCTACCTCTACAGCCTGTTGTGCGGAGTAGTACGCTTTCCACACTCCTGTCTGATTGTCTGCCCAACTTTTGACAATCTTTTTGAAGAATGTTGTGTTAGGTAATGTGACTTCCAATTCCCCACACTCATACACAAGCAAATCTTCCAACCGTTCCAACATATTCATTGCTATTGTTTCGGTCTTGAACAACGCTATGAATACATCAAGAAACGTGTTGTCAATGATATTTTCATCCCAGTTAAGCAACCCTATTACAGAAACATAAGCACTCATATTCTCACCTACTTTCTATTTTGTCCAGTCTGCCCACACAATAATAGCAACAGCAACCAGAAAAGCAATCGTTATCTTAACCATCTTTCCTACCTTTCCTCCAGTCAACCCACACGGCACTACTCAGTTTGTCACCAAACATAGCATTAATCTTTCTACAGCTTTTCTGCAATTCTTCAAGCCACAAGTCACATTTACTCTGTGTTTCGAAATCGTTACTCTCAGCTTCAGCTGTAATCAACCTTTCTTTCTTGTCTGACCTCACGTTCGGAATACCAACATCATTGCAGAACATTTCTTCCCACCGTCTGAGTGTATCCTGTAAATCTGGTGCAATGAAGTTTTCTTTCAGCTTATTAGCAAACGTTGTCCATGGGTCTGTAGTATTTCCCATAGCATCCCTACGTCTGAGATTGTTACCATAATATACTGCGGTATTCCCAGACATAATCTGGTCAAACGTTTTCTTCAATGCCTCTGCCTGTACTTTTCCATCAACACCAAACATATAAGTTAATTTACTGTTTGCAATGTTAATCTCACAAGTTTCTGCTGTCAGTGCCATATTATCAGCGTAGTAAGAACATATGTCCATAACACCACGCCAGTCTGGTTGCAATCTGAGAATTATACAGTCTTTGTTTATTCTTTTTATATTAATACCTCTCAGCAACGGGTTTGCAATATTGACCTCTGTAGGTTGATAAAAAATATTATATCCCTGTAAACCACAAGCCTGCGGAATCACACCGTATTTGTCAGTTTCAAAAACACATAAGAATCCCCAACAGTACAAGGTGTACAGAAAATAATTCTTGTCCCACTCTTCCGGTAAATCCCACTTAAATACTGACATACATTTCTGCAAAAGGTATCTCAGAAAATAGGAATATAACTGAGTGTTCTTGCAATGCAATGTAGACGGGGAATAACTGGAAGTATACAAGTTAATCATGTCATAACTAACAGGAACATTTGTGCTAAAAACATTCATCATATCACCCCTTTAAGAAATAGTCAAGCCATTGCCGCGTATACTCAACTCGCCGTGGCTGTTCCACTACCGCCGGACGCAAGTAATTTGCCGCAAAAGCATAGGTTAATTTTTCCAAATCATAATTAAGCTGATTAAAAGCCCACTGCCTAAAATCACATGGATATTTAGTGGTTTTATACCACTGCGGTTCAATCCCTCTGTGTGCTTCACCCACACTCTCTTGATACTCAGCATAGATTACTCCAAGCTGTTTGTTTCCGTCATACCAATCTTCATGTCCCCCATACAGAACGTCAAGAACTTTATAGAGGTCAGTTGCCGGTGTCCACTGTACCAGTCCATGTCCTGCCCCTGCTGATGTAGTACCGCCACCAACTTCAATAAGACCCGGGTTCAGTGTACTTTCACCCTGCATATTTCCAAGGAGTGCCGCAACGCTGTTCACATTCCATCCGAGTTTTTGACGAAAATAATCCCAGATAATTGAAGCGTTATTCTTCATGTCTGCATCGTTAAGATAACCTGCCGATGTATCAGTAACTACAGTTTTCCATTCACCTGCGGGTATGATAGGTGGAACAGTACCACCCTGTTGTTTCCCAAGAATATAAAAAAGCAACATATTTCCATTATCATTATAATAACTACGCATAATACACCCCACTTTCCAGAAAATTCTTAACCTCATCAATTTCAGCTTCATATGCCCCATTCAGAGGAGTAGAACCGTTTTCAACAGTGTAAAAACCGTTTCCTAGGGTACTAAATTTTCCGTTTTTACAATAAGGTCTTCCATTGTCTGCTCTGTCCTCGTCAACTAATAACTGACAATCTGAGTAACAATAAATACCAGACGTTAATCCGATTGTACTACCTATAGTTCCGCGTGTGCTAACCTCTGCTGAACCTGTAGCCTGTATAGCACCAATTCCATTTTTGATAAAGCCGCTTATTCCGCTGATAGGATTCAGTACAGAACTTGCCAGACTTCCAAGAGCAGATGTAGCTTTATCTGCTATCGCGGTATAATTAGTTTTAATATCACTCACTTGATAATTGACAGCAACATTAGTATACAACACCCCTAATAATTCATTCACATCACCAGTATCCAAAGGTGTAGTAGCGGTACACATTGCATAACCTGTTCTAGGGTCCACCCATGCTGTAATATTAATCGCGTTGCCACTTGGAACTTTGGCACTGTCTATTGTCATTACTCCGAAAGCTGGAATCCATATTCTCAAGTTTCTATAAGGACTTGAATTAAGATAGTTACCTCTCGTCGCACTTTGAGGATGAACTACAGGGGTAACGCTACTCGTGAAACGTTTGAATAATGAATCATCAAGTTTTTTAAGACCAGACGGCAATTCAATGTCCCACCAACCTATTGTCATTCCAACCATATCAGTTCCGCCTATTGAAAATGGCAACCAATGAACAGATGTTATATATTGAGCTGGATTAACACACAATTTAGCAAAATTATCTGTTATTCCACTAATCCCATCACCTAACATCCAAGTGATATTTGCGAATACTGCCTGTGCAAATGCCTTAAACTGAGGCGGTGTGAATGCATAAAAATTTGAGATACCGTATTTATTAACAATACTCACCACAAACGTTCCTGCTGTATCAAGACCACTTTCCAATTGCCATAATGGTTCTCCTGTTGAAATATGTCGATTAACCTGTGGTTTATACGGATAATAAGTATCCATAATATCACCGTCAAAAGAAGTTGATGAGCGTAAAATATAATAATTATAGTCAGCTATTTCCGTCTTATATGTTGCCAGAACATCAACCCGAAGAGAACAAGTCCACATATTATCTTCATTTTTCCAGTCAGTAATCCAGTACCACCTTGAAAATGCTTCAATATATGCCATGTTGTACACGGACGGATTGAAAGTCTCCGCTGAATTAGCAATTGTAATAACAGGAGTCAGCACCCCTGTTCCCTCTTTTACTACACAATTCAAGGTTCTTCCTGCTTCACCGTCTGGAATGAAAGTGCTGTTTTTCCTTTTCTTGACTCTGTATAATTTAACTTCAAAACTCATAACATCACCTCAGAAAATGTTTCACGTGAAACATTATAACAACGTCCCACGTGAAACCAAAAATATCAATCTAACAGGAAAACAACTGCATTTTCCGTGAAGTCATTCCAATACCGATCGTTGAAGTGCCACCAAACATTAGTATATTCACCTCTTGCGTTATATGGCGTGGTCGCAGTTCTCGCACTGTATGTAGTAATTCCTGCCGCTTCTTCGTCCATGAGAACACCTAATATATTAGATGTCTCTGTGGCGATAGCATCATTTACCACCGCTCCATTATTATTAATATAACTAGACTTAACTTGAATTCCCATCGGAGTTTTGATGGACTGCCAAAAATTAACGCCCTCATAATCCATCATTTTAAGGTACTGTTCGTTAAATACACTAGAAAATATAGAACTTTCTACATTGTTCATTTCTGGCGTATATAAGTACAAACGCTGATTTCGTACCGGAGTATGTCGCATAATATTGTACCCAGTAATATTTACATGATACATGGAACATCTTTCTGACATAAGACCTGATATAGTCTTGATTCTGGAAAAAGCCCATTTGTAAAAAGGTACAAAATTTTCTGGTTTTTTCACAGTGTTACTGTCCAGTGCAAGCCCTGTCACCTCATTATATTCTGTGACAAGATGAATCACATTAGTTGCATCACTCTTAACCTTGCCGCTAATAAAATTGCAAATAGTTGCACGGGCTGTGTTTTCGTGGCACTGCTCAATCATATCCATTGTATTCTGTACCAACATGGTATAAAATCTCTGGAATTCATCTGCATTCTGTAACGCAATATTTAACTGGTCACGGAATATAGTATAATGCTTGCTATATACACACTGTCCGTAAAAGTTTGTCTGTAAAATATTGGGCTTGCTGACAATATCTGCGTCAATGCTTTGTCCGTCTACAAGGTCGTAGGAAACGTTTTTTTCCCAATCTTTATCTCCGATATTGATTTTACGAACATGGTTTCCCCATTTCATGTTATCCACGAACAGACCTGCGAACTTGCGATTGTATGGACGAATTGAAAAAATAGTTCTTGAAATAACCTGCGAGATAGCATTAATTAATGTATCTGGTGCAATTCCAAGTGTTCTAGTTGCTACTGACATAAAATCATTAGCATTTATCGCATCAATATCACTTTTTCCAGTCGCCTGATGTATAATAGAATTTAACGTTGCGGCTGAGTTAAAATTTGAAATATTAGGTTTTGTTGCTTCAATGCTAGTACTTGTTCCCATATTTTACCCCCTTGTCATAATTTCCGGTGGATTAATAATAGCCGCTGTCATTTCATCAACAGTCGGTACGTGATTATCCCCCATAAGATTCTGTGAAATTCCGTTCGCCTGAACCGCTCTAGTCAGTGCATTAATGGAATTTGTCAACTGGTCATTGTTTGGGAACTGTCTGTTCACAACACTCTGTGCCGGCATCCCACTATAATTCCCCTGCTGAAAAGCATAGTCTAACATCTGACTCTGAGCCTGTCCAGCCATTGCCGGATTCGTAAGCTGACCATTTAATAATTCCGGTGGTGTGACCATCTGCTGTGCCATGGCTCCCACTGGTACTGGCGGCATTCCCATGTTTGGCTGTGGTGCTGGTGCTGGTGCTGGTGCTGGTGCTGGTGCTGGTGCTGGTGCTGGTGCTGTCTGCTGATAGACTGGTGTAGTCTGGCTGTTCATAAGCGACATAATGTCGGCTTTCGTAAAGCCTGCCCCAGCTAATGCGATAATGTCATTCATTGTCATAGCTTTGTTTCTCCTTTTAATTTTTGATTTTTATTAAATAGTCAATGTGTGCAAATCCTGCAATCATTTTTCCGTCTGGCATGGTATACTGACCTAACACCCATTTAAGGGTAGAATCCGTGAAACCATATCCGAAAAATGTACTACCTTTCGGCATGGATGCAATCACATTGCTGTCATATGTTGGCGCGTCACGTAACATCAAGTCAAGGTTTTTGGTATCTACTCTCATTTCCCCATACACATCTGTGTGAGGATGAAGCATATAACCTTTTGTGTGTTCCGCTGTTTTTGCAATGATTTCTGCTGATATGTTCAATGTGCATCCCCCTCTCCCATTCGGTCAAGAAGTTTCTGCAATACCAGTGTGTTGTTGTTGAGTGCGTCCTGTAGTTTGTTTACCTCTTCTTTGTGTGACTGCATTTCCTGATACCAGAGGTAGAACGTCACAGCGAGGCAAGATACTGGCACACCAAGGTTTGCAAAAATAGTGCTGATTGTATTTAAGTCCATTCATTCACCCACTTTCTTTCGGAACTATGTGCTGACAGTTAAAGTAGGGAAGTCCGTTTCTTGAGTTGGACGAACCCATGCACCACAGTTCCGCTGTGTGTCCTTGTGCTACGGACTTTTGTTTTCCCTACACATACAGTATATTACATATGGAAGTAACTGTCAAGAAGAAATTTCGATTCAATATCTTCAAAATAGATTTTATCTTCGAGGTAGTTGATGTTCCATATCCAAGCATAATAGCGTTTAAATGCTTTGATGTTCTTTTCATTTATGCCTGTAAATGTCCGAATTGGTGTACCCTGTTTATGTTTGCAGACGTATAGTAAATCTGAGGACTTGTGTTCATAGATAGCAATTTCTTCAAAGAATACTAACGGAAGATATTCTGATAAGTTTTGGGTTCTTACGTCTGAGTAGTCCGTATTGTAAAATTCGTTTCCCAAAGCCATTTGAGAAAAGCCGCTGTGTTCGCCTACCATCTTATAGAGAGCCGTATTCTGTTTTGCTCTAGAAATAGGACTGTTACATAAATTATATAACGCAATACCTCTATCACGTAAGAACGCAGTTTCCTGATGTTTCCGTGACATATCCGCAACTTTTCTTATCAGTCCCAGACTGGCGAACAACTCACAGCCTACATTATCTGAGTTCGAAAAGCACAACACCTGTAGCGGCGGCAGTCCTTTCAACTCCCTATTTCGATTCATGGTTTCATAACCATGAAGAAAAGACGTTGCAATTCCTTTTGGAACACGGTCGCCTTTCTGCGGAATGAACTCATCCCATATCCACACAGACACATCCTCAGCGGAAAATCCACGTAAATTTGCTAGTGTGGTGATAGCTGACGCATAACCAACAGGTGAACCAACTGGCACAAGTCGGTCTTTCTCATTAAGTTTTGTGTGATAGAATCCTGCAATATCATCTACAGGGAATGGCTGTATATTCCAATCATTATCTGCATTTAACGGTTTGAATGGGGACAACTCAACGTTCTTAATCTTGTCAAGCTGAGTTTGTTTTGTTCTGGAATACATAAAAGTCTTGTTGTGCTCCACGACATATTTCAGACCACCATATGTCTTACCCGTACCGCGTCCACCCCAGATAAAGTTGAAGGGATAGCCTTTTTGGACTATCCCCTCAACATCCAGATAACCTTGCGTTGTGTACAGGCTCTTGGATTTATTCTTTGACATATTTCGCGGTGATGTACTCACGGTTGTTCTTGCTACGTTCTGCAACGATTTCGATACATACATCTACAACGTTGCAACGTTTTGCAAGTTCCATAATTCTGTCGAATGTGCGAACAAACGCCGCTGAGGTTGTTGCGAACACATGACCCTCATTGGTTGATACGGTAAGAACTTTTACCAGTTCACCCTCTGCGTTTTCTTCTTCATATAAACAGAATTTGTCAATGTGAACCTGTTTTCCTTTGAGGTCAGCACCACGTAATCTGTCCGGGGACTCAAACATATCATAACTAAGATTCATGTCCCACTCATTGTCCTTGATATTTGTTTTAATAATATTCATGTTAATTTCTCCTTTTTTCATGTTCATGTTTCACGTGAAACATTCCAGAATGACGAAAACGAATGTTTCACGCTATAGTTCTATATTCAGTTGTAAGTGATTCGAAAAGTATGGCAATACAAGATATAAAAGGTTTTACTGTTACTCTGTTACGACTGGTTTCATAACGTCTGGAATCTCTGGTTCATCCACTGCGCTGTCCATCTCTGCAATAGCGGCTCTTACAAAACCCTCGTCAGAAAGCTTGTAAGTGTTGAACTTTGTTTCTGTAGTGATGTTTTCAACAGTTGCTCCTGCCGGAACGAGTTCAACATCTTTCTTCATATTATTATACATTTTAACCTGCGTCCAACCTGTTCCGATGAATTCCTTTGTGACAAGCTTAATGTTATCACTGTCTTTTTCTTTGATACTCAGTGTCATAACTGTAGTTGTAATTGTTCTTACCATTGTACCGGAATCTCCTTTCTTATATTATAATTGTTTTGGACTTCTGTCCTGTGAAAGTGCTTCTCTCAAGGACATTATTATAGTAACATAATATTTTCATGTTTTCAATAATTTTTTCATTTTGGTTATTGACATTCAACAATATATGTGGTATTGTATAAGTGTTCCATAGATAACTACTTATATGAAAGGAGTTTTTAACAATGACTAAGAAAGAAATAGTTGAGACACTGGAAAGGTTAGCCGATGAAATTGAAAAAGGAAGTAAAATGTTTGTCTATATCAATAACGTTATGCTGACTAACAACTTTAGCTTAGGTCTGACAGAAAAAGTTAGATTCGAAGTTAAAAAACCTTGCGTGGATGACAGCCAGTACTGGGTATTCTTATATGCGGGTTGTTCGGTAGTAACTGCCATTATGGGAGACAACATTGAAAAGATAACTATTGAGGTGAGAGAATGAGCCTATTCTTGTTAGGGTTATGTGTTGGTTTAATTGTAGGGTTCGTCATAGACGGACTTCACGATGACTAATGTTTCACGTGAAACATTTCAAGAATGAAAGGAGAAAACTATGAAAACAGTGAGTGTTAATTTTCAAGAGGATATCTTGAAAAACCTTGATGACCTTGCTTCTAAACTGGGTACTTCAAGAAGTAATGCATTAATGATAGTATTGAGAGAGAATGTGATACTCTCTTTAATAGGAAAGGAGTGTGGAAAATATGGCAAAGAAATCTGCAAGTAGAATACAACTAGAGGTCAAATACAGAGAGTTGAGAAAGAAACTTACAGGTCAAATAGCAAAAGTTTCTAAAAGTGCTTATGCGAAAGACGTAGAAGCGGCGAGGGCTTATATTGAACCTAGAATTCCAGTTGTTTCAAAGATTAAGTCTAAACGTAACTTGGAAATGGCAATTCGTGAAGTAGAAGCGGCATTGAAGAACAAGACATTTGTGATAGCTGAGAGAAAACGACAGCGTAAGGCGGCAGTTGAAAGACTAAATATTACGTTTGGGACTAATCAGTTCAAGAATTGGAGACAAGCATCAAAGTTCTATGATTTTATGAATCTTGTAAGAACACATTCCGAAGATATCATATACGACAGCGATAAAGCCGCCGATATATACCTTGAACACACTAATGAACCATCACAAAAAATATTGGAGAGATATCGCGAATATGAATCAGAATTCCGTAAAAGAAGTCCAAAGAGAGTGCGTTTCTGACATTATCAAAAGTATACCAATTGCAAGAAACTACAGTAAAAGAAAGAAATCAGATAAGACATTATTCCGCAATTGCATGTGTGCTTTCGATATTGAAACAACTTATCTTGACGATGTTGAACAGAGTATTATGTATATATGGCAATTTGCTGTCATGGATTTAAGAAACGGGAATATATGGTACTGTTTTGGTAGAACATGGGAACAATTCACTAAGCTACTTGACAGTTTTTACCATGAGGGGATTACGGTTTTGGTTTGGGTACATAACCTCAGTTATGAATTCCAATTCATGCGTCACTGGTTACCTTTCCAAAAAGACAAAATATTTGCCCTAAAGTCTAGAAAGGTTGTCAGAGCCGATATTGACGGAGTACAGTTTCGATGTTCTTATATACAGACCAACAAGAGTCTGGACGCTTTCACTAGGGATATGGGTGTTGTTCACCAAAAGCTTAGTGGTGTTGAATTTGACTATTCAAAGAAGCGTTACCCGTGGACTGAAATGACAGCAGAAGAATTGCAGTACTGTTGTAATGACGTTGTTGGACTACTAGAAGCTATGCGAGTGCGAATGAGAATGGAAAATGACACTTTGTATTCTTTACCGTTAACTTCTACAGGTTATGTTAGAAGACTCGCTAAAGAAGCAATGCGTAAGTTCAATCATAAACAATTACAAGCTATGATGTGTGATGTTGATGTGTATAAGCTGTTGAGACTTGAGTTCCGTGGTGGTGACACACACGCAAACAGATATCATGTCAATAAGATTCTTGAGAATGTGGCTAGTTATGACAGGGCGAGCAGTTATCCAGATGTTATGTTAAACTATCGTTTTCCTATGAGTGCTTTTACTCCTAGAATGATAACAGATATTGGTGAACTAGAAAAGAAGTGCCAGATAAGAGACTGTTGTTTTATAGCTGTATTTACAATAACCAACTTACAACAGAGAGATATTTACTATGGCGCACCTTACTTGAGTCTCGATAAGGCTGTTGAGATATCAGGTCAGGTTGTTGATAATGGTAGAATATTGAGTGCTAACAAGGCTGTATATGTATTCAACGATATAGACTGGAAAATAGTTAAGAGTGAGTATGTTGGAGAGGTTGAAATTAGTCAGGTATATATTGCGAAATATGGATATTTACCGCAAGCATTTCGTGATTTAGTCATTGACTTGTTTCATAAAAAAACATCACTCAAGAATGTTGATGGTCAGGAATTAAACTACATGAGAAGTAAGGAACTTATCAACTCATTATATGGTATGTGCGCTCAGAATCCAGTGAAACCAGATGTTATCTATATGGATGAACCAGACCAAGCTTTTACACTAGAAGATATAGTTGATATCGGTGAAAAGTTGGAAAAATACAACAAGAAAGCATTCCTGTTATATGCGTGGGGCTGTTGGGTGACTGCATGGGCTAGATTAAAATTGAAAGAAATGATAAACATTGTTGGAGATAATTTTGTATATTGTGACACTGATTCTGTCAAGTTCCTTGTTCGTGATGATTATAAAAGAATTGTGGCAAGGATAGAGGAATACAATCAGGGTCTGAAAGAACTCAGCATATCGAATAAAGGATATGCCGATGACAAAAAAGGCATTACACACTACTTAGGTGTATATGAATATGAAGAAACATATAAACAATTTAAAACATTAGGAGCGAAAAAGTATGCATACACTAGACAAGACAGGACATTTAAAATTACAATCGCAGGAGTACCCAAGAAAGCAGGAGCGAGAGAAATGGGAACAATCGAAAACTTTAATGTTGGTTTCGTATTCCGTAATTCGGGTAAGTTGGAATCAGTGTACAATGACAGTGACTATGGAACTTACTATACAGATGATTCATCAGAACATCGAATTGAAATTCGTTCAAATGTTGTGCTACGAGAATCAACGTATGAAATCGGTCTTTCGTTGGAGTACATGTATCTTTTGGCATCTGTTGGAAATTGGGACAGATTTATAACACAGGAAAGGTTAAAGTGGGATGAACAGAAAATTATTGGAAATCAGGGATAACTTAAAGGGAACTCTTGACGCTATGACATATGTAAAAACTAATGAAGAGTTGGACAGACTGTTTGTGAGTGTTTGTGCGGAACTTCTTAGTTATGATATAGAACTAAGAGAAGAAATTAAAGAGAGGTAAAACTAATGGAAAAAGAAATTGTAACTGAATTAGAACAGGTTTTTAGAATTATAGACGGCAAGCCATATTTTGAATTAAAATATAAAAAAGTTAATGAAGATTATTACCATGTAGGATATAGTTCATTTGATTTTCATAATGTTATAGAATGGAAAGAAAAATATTTTGAATTAGTAAAGTAGATTGTAGAGGGTGACTTCGGTTGCCCTCTTTTTTTCGCAAGTGAGTTAGTTATGACTAACTTTGTTCCCGTCGGAGTTAAATGCTACTAACTCATGGGCGGAGCCATTTCGAACATATGTTTGGTTTAGTGTGCGTTCGCCGCGGACAGACTGGGCGGTTTGTGTTTGTCTGTCGCGGACAGAATGTTCGAGCTGTGTCCGTCACTCGCGGACAAATTGGGGAAAAGTGTCCGTCACACACGGACATGTATATACTTT